TAACCGTGCGGCCCGTTGAGAACGTCTGCTGGGCGGTGAACGACTCGCCGATCACGCTTCGGATGACCCGCTGCTGCTCCTCGACCATCGCCGTGACGAGCGTGCCGGACCTGAACTGGGCGTACTGGACCGACGCGGCGCTCACATCGTCGAACGCCTCGACACCGACCGCCGCCCATACCGCTTTCGGACTCCTCCCGACCCGGACACCGCCGACGGTCTGCGGGTTCGCCGTCGCCTTCGTGACGTCCCCGTCGGCATCCGTGAGGCGCAGCGGGCTACCGAGGCGACGCAACTGGTCGTTCATGTCGGCCCTGATCCGGTCCTGGCCCATCAGCGCACCCTCGTTGAACGTCGGCTGGAGGATCTCCGCTATCCGCGCCCGGTACGGCTCGGCGACCTCCATCGCACCAGCGAAGTACGCGGCGACGTCCATCTCCCCGGCGATGATCGGCTCGACCGGCGGCATCGCCGCGAACATCTCCTCCATGACCTGGCCGACCGACCGCTCCCGGCCACGCAGGATCGCGTCGCCGACAGGACGGAACTTCGGTTCATGGTTCGACCGGGCCTTCTCGACATCCCACGAAAGCGGGATGTGCCGGAGCCGGTTCGGACTCCCTACCCGGACACCGCCGAGCATCAGACCGACTCGGCTTCCTCCTGCGGCAGCCCTGCAATGTCGCGGAGGTGCTCGCCGAGGTTCTCGTCGGGCAGGATCGCACCGACCCCGGCCAACTTCGAGACGTACTCGGCGATCGCTCCGATGTCGACCTGCCTCGGTGTCGAGTAGTCGAGGGACGGGTACAGCGACGGGTCGACGCCGTTGAGGCGCATCAGCCTCGGGACGGCGTGCGTGTTGATGACATCGGCTATCCCGGCGACCCAGGTCTCCAAGGCATCGGCGAACAACTGGATCTTCGACACGGACAGGGCTTGGGTGCCGACCTTGTCGTGACCGAGGAGGATGAAGTCGGCGAGAGTCGACATGGCGATACGGGCGTCATAGCGGGCAATGATGGCGTTGGTATCAAACTGTCTGCGCCCACCCGTGCTCAGGAGTTTCAGGTCGTATGCCAACTGCTTGGTGTCCGGGTCGTAGGCGAGGGGGAACACGATGCCCTCCTGCTCATCCCGGCGTATGTTCCGGACGATCCGTTTGATTTCCGTCAGCGCAGCCGTCTCGCTCGACGTAGCGTTGTCGGACAGCAGGTGCGGCGGGACCAGGGCCACCGGCATCCCTGCGAGGTCTCGCTCGATGCCGATCGCCTCGATCTCTTGAATCCTCTTCTGGAAGTACCACGGGACGAAGGCGTTGCGGAGAATCGACCGGCCCTGCGGATTGTTCCGTTTCGTCGTCGTGCGGAACAGCAGGCACTTCTCGATCGGGAGGAACACCTCGCCTGCACCAGAGTTCGTGTCCATCTGGTATGCGCCGTCGATGCCACCCGACTCGTCGAACTGCCACCGGGTGATCGTCGACTGGTCACGGATCGGCCACTTGCGCCACCCATAGCGGCCATCAGAGAACTTGGACCGCTCCGACGAGTCCTTCTGCTCCGGGCCGAGGCGGCGCTTGTAGACGATCTCGTTGTACGAGTAGCCGAACGTCAGCATCGACAGGATCGCCGACAGCGTGTCGGGCCAGGAGTGGCTCATGTCGGTCATGCAGGTCGAGACGAACGTCGCCTCGTCCACGGCCCGCTGGTCGTTCGGATCAGCCGGGGTGACCGTCCACTCGACGCCTCGGACGAGCATCTCGATCGAGTAGAGCACCGCGCCGATGACCGGATGGTTGTCGGACATCTCCCGGTAGGTCGAGTAGCCACGCTTGCCCTGGAGTTGCCGGAGGAAGTCCTCACGGACCTCGCCGCCGTACTGGACGAGGCCGGTCGACCCGACCTCGTGGAAGTCGGTGGACGACGGCGCGGCCTTGGTGAAGTCGTCAGTCAGCGACATGGCGATCAGCGTACACCCAGAACGTCACAGGGCTAGCACCTCCTGGGCCAACCGAGCGACCGCGGCCTCGCAGTACCGTTCCTCGATCTCGATGCCGACCGCTCGCCGCCCGAGGTCTTTCGCCGCCACCAACGTCGACCCGACGCCCATGAACGGATCGGCGATCACCCCGGTCGGGAACCGGTCGGCGATGAGGCGCTTCATCAACACCACCGGCTTCTGTGTCGGGTGGATTCGTTTGATGCCATGCCCGTCAGCGTTGACTACCCCGCCGTGTTGGATGCGGTACATGAACCCGGCCTTGTCGGGACCGTTCATCCATGCCAACTCGAACGGTGACCCAAGCATCCGGTCAGCCGCCTCGACAACCCTCTTGTCCCAGCAGACCCACCGGCCCGGCTCAGGTAGCGCCGACGGGAAGTGGTTGGCTCCGAACACCAGCATCGGGGTCGGGTGGACGGCTTCGATCACCCACCGGGCCAAGGCGTCGGACTCGTCGCCGTTGACGCTTTCCCATTTGGGCGCGGACTTCATCGTCTGCTGGTAGCCGATGCCGTATGGCGGGTCGGTCACCACCGCGTCGAACGTCAACGTCGGCAGGATCTCGCGAGCGTCGCCGTGATAGATCGTCACCGCGTCGTCCTCGTAGTACGGCGTCATCTCGGCACCCACGGGTTCGACTGCTCCAACGACACGGGGCTGACCGTCTGGGCACGCCTCGCCCCGTCGACGACGAGTTCGGTCAGCGCCCACACGAGGGCGTCGAGACGGTCCGGGGACGGTGACCGGTCAGGCACCCACGAGCAGAGTTGGTCCTCCAGGTCGGCGAACATCCCGAGGTGGTGAACCTTGCCCTGCTCGTACAGGGCAGCGATCGGTTCAGCCCGGACCCGCTTGCCCCGGCTGGCATGAACGAGACGGATCGGGACGCCGCGCTCCACCGTGTCGAGCGTGTGGCGCACCATGTCCCCGCCCTGGTTGGCCTCGGCGACGATCCGGTCGGCCTTCAGCCGGTGGTACGACGCGACCGCCTCGGACGCCCACTCGTGCGGGCTACCACGGGTCGACCGGTCCTCCAGCACATAGGCGTGGCCGTCCTCGCCTACACCGCACGCCACGATCCCTGTCTCAGCAGACGTCTGCTTCGACGACACCGCCGGGTCGATAGCGACGACGATGCGTCTCAACTCCGGTAGCGATGTGACACGGGAGGCGTCGATCATGTCGCGGTTCCATAGGGCACCGTCGACGTCGTCGAGGATCTCGGCGTGGAGTTCCTGCCGACCGAGCCTGGTGCCCTCGTACCGGTTGAGGATCTCAGCGAGGAACGACGGAGCGAGGTTCGCCTTGTTCTCGAACGTGCTGCCACGGGTGACGGCTACGTCGTCTCGGGCTACGAGGTCTCGGATGATGCGGGTCGGCCTCGGTGTCGTCGTGATGAGTGCCCGAGGGTGGTCGCCGATGCGTAGCCCAAACAGCAGCATGTCCCATGCGTCGGGGTAGCGCCACGCCGCCAACTCGTCGCACCATGCGAGGTCGTGGTTCGGGCCTCGGAGCCGGTCGGGTTCGTCAGCGGAGAACGCTGTCGCCATCGCCCCGTTGCTGAACGTGACCCGGCGCTTCGACGGTTCGTACCGGGGACGCTCCGACGGTGGGAACACACCGAGGAGGCCGGACTCGCCTTCGATCATGGTGTCACGGACGTCGCCTGCGGTAGCGCCCACCAGGGCGATGTGCTTCGCGGTGCCTGCCTCGACCTGCTCGCGTACCCATTCGGAACCGGTTCGGGTCTTGCCGAACCCGCGCCCGGCGAGGATCAGCCAGAACCCCCAGTCGCCCGGCGGGGTCGCCTGCTTCGGCCTGCGCCACACGCGCCAGTCGTAGAGCAACTTCTGGATGTGGGCCGGTTCGAGGTTGCGGAACAGAGCACCCGGATCGGAGCGCCTGGACATCTCCTCGGCGACCGACCGCTCAGTCATGGTCAAAGTGGGCGTTGATGCGGACTACGACGACGCACGGATCATCACCCCGGTCCAACGCCGCCGCCTCGATCTCCGTGAACGGCGTGCCCTCGTGCTGAATGCAAAGCACCTCGCCGCAGAACCCGGCGTCGATACCGTGCTTCAACCAGCCCTTCAGCGTCGAGAGTGCCCGGTCGGCGGTCCGGTTCCGGTCCTGGGCGACCAGCATCTCCTCCTCGGCCTGTCGTCGCAGCATCGCCGATACCCGTGGGTCCATCATGTCCTCCCAGACGCCCGTAGCGCCGTTCTAAGGCCCATCGAGGGCCGATCCGGCGTAACCGTCCCCATCGGGACCGTCATCGCCCAAGAACGCCTCTATGACCGTCTCCGGGTCTGCCCCGTTCGTCTCGGCCAGCATCAACGGTTCGACGTCGAGTTCCTCGGCGAGTGGCCCCTGCCGGTCCCGCAACTCCTCCAGGCGGGCGATCAGCAGGTCACCGACGTCGGTGCGTACCGACGAGCCGCCAGGCCCGCTGATCTCATGCTGGCGAGGCGCGTCCATCCCCCACAGATCCGCTCGCCGCTTCAAGATCCTCAACGCCCGGTCGATCTGGGACAGGTCGCCCTGGGCGATTGCAGCGAACACCCGCCGCCACAGGTCGTCGAGTTGCTCGTTCTGCACCATCCGCAGCGACCCGACCGAGTCGGTCCCCCACCGCTCCAACGCTGCGTCGAGGGCGCGCTTCGCCCCTGACCGGTCGGCGTATCCGACCTCGGCTGCGATCTGGTCGTAGGTCAGCCCGGCCTTCTTGAGGTCGACGACCCGTCGGTACCGTTCGGCGATGGCTGGTTCTATCTGCTGGATGGTGCCACCCTAGCGTTGCGACCGGTGTTGAGAGTGGGAGGTGGGGCGGGTAGTCCCCCCTCCGAGTGGCTAGAGGAAGGTGCCTTGCCGTTCCTGGTTGGTGCGCCTCATCGTCTTGGCTGCGTGACCGGACTCGAACACCCGCCAGTTGGCGAGCCTGAGGTAGTCGGCTGACAGGTCGACGCCGATACCTATGCGGCCCAGGGCGCGGGCGACCATTGGGACGGTGCCGGTTCCGACGAACGGATCGAGGACGACGCCGGGTGTGGATGGTGCCGTGTTGTCGGGGCAGGCGCAGGCGTACCCGGTAATCGTGGCGACTGTCCGGCTCACGTTGTCGGAACCACGACCATCGACGGTTCTCGCGTTCTGTCCGTGGTCTCGTCCTCGGTGGGTCTTAGCGTGAGTCGAGTGGTAGTCAAGTTCGAGTTCCTTCTCCACGACGGGTGCTCGGCCTTCCCCGCACTCTGAGCACACCTCCTGCGGGCACCATCCGAGGATCAGGCGGCGCGGCCATTCCTGAGGGAACGCGGCGAAGTGGTCCACGCCGAGGCTGTCGGGCACTTGGAGCGGTTCAGAAGGGATCGACCACACCGAACCGGGGACTTTGCCCAGCGGCGACGGTTGCCAGCCATCACCCCCGTCGTGGCCTCCGGTGGTTGCCTGATCCAGGTGGCGGGCACGGAACGCGTTGCCGTTGAACGGATGGGCAGCCCGGTCGATGGATTGCGGGTCGTAGGGTTCGCGGATCTCGTCTATCGCCGAGAAGTAGCGCGGCTCCAGGGTGAAATGGAACCACTGTTCATGGCTGCGACGCACCCGGTCGGTGACCGACTCCGGCAGGCCGTTCGGTTTCGACCAGACGATCTCGGAGCGGAGGATCAGGCCGAGGTCGTCGATGCACCCGATGGCGTAACGCCACGGCAAACCCATCAGGGACTTCTGTCGGGCACGACCGCTGGCCTTCGTGTAGGAAGACGGACCTCGACCCGTGCCGCCAACCCCGGCGTTGTTGTGACCACCCGACCCGGCGTACTTGTCGCCGAGGTTGACGAAGATCGACCCGGACGGCTTCACCACACGAACCATCTCAGCGGTCGCCGCCCACAACGCCTCCAGGAAGTCCTGCGGTGTGGCCTCCGAGCCGATCTGCCCGTCGTAGTGCTCGTCGCCGTCCCGATAGGAGCGGAGGGCGAAGTACGGCGGGCTGGTGACGACGAGGTCGACGCTGTCATCGGCGAACGGGAGGCGCAGCGCGTCGGCCTGAGCGAGAGCGGTCACGAGGATTCCTTGGGTACCTGGTCGACGAGGAGTTCGCCGGTCGGGTCGATGTGGGCGCGTGTGACTGCCTCGAACATGAGGGTTCGGTGGTCGTCATCCGAGTCGTTGATCTCTCCGAGGCGGTGTATGACCGCCCGGTACATGGCTTCCCAGAAGTCGGCGTCTCTGTCCATCAGTCGTCGTCCTCACCGGGGCGGTGCGGCTCATCGCAGTTGGCGTCGAATACCGCTCTGGCGAAACCCCTCGGGGTCAACGACCGGAGGGCAGCCCGGTCAGCGGACGGTGGCATCTTGTGAATCCGGTCATCGGGCGGTTCGCCATTCGTCGCGAATACCGGCTCCGGCAGGACGAACCCTCCTCCCGACCAGAGGCAGGTTTTCTTCGTGTAGTTGTCTTCGGGGAGCAGCCCGGCGTAGTGGTGCGGCGAGAACGCATGATCGGGCTTGCGCCAGTACGTCGAGATCGTGGACACAGGGTTCTCAATCATGTACCTGGCACCCGACCATTCGCAGAACTCGGCTGCCGTGGCGAACAACTCGATCGAGGAGGCGAGGGCGCGCAGCCCCTTGCCTCGGAACCAGCGTGCCCCCGATACGGCGAGGTGGTCGCATGGCGGGAAGGCAGCGACGAAGGCGATGCCGTCCCGGTCGAACGGTGGCAGCCAGGGGGTCGACAGGTCGTGGCCGATGAGGTGGATGCCGTCGTCGCGGGTCGTGTGGCCTCGGGGGTGTCGGGTGTCGACGGCCCAGCAGGTGTACCCGGCGTCCCGCCAGGGTTCGAGCATCACGGCTGACCAGTCGAACAGAGACACCGCGTGGGTGGTCACTCGTCGGTTGTTGTTGGTCGGTGCGGCTCATCCGTCTGCCAGCAGCAGTCGCCCTGGGTGTGGTCGATCCATACTCCGTCGCCGACATGCTTGACCGTCAGCCCGCAGTCCCGGCACTCGGTCACGCTGCCTCCTTGGCTTCCCAGACGGCCCGGCAGGAGTCCGTCGCCACACCGTCAGCGTTCTCGTCCTCGCACCATGCGTCGGGCGTGGCTGCCCAAGCAGTAGCGATGGCCTTCGTGTCGTGGTGGACGCACCCGCCGTGGGTCCAGCAGATCGTCACCCACTTGCCCGGCTCCGGGTCCAAGTTCTCCGACTCTGCGGTACAGACCTCGATCTCAGAACCGGTGCGCTGGTTCTTGCGGACGGTCCTCGGGGCGCTCATCACTTGGCCTCGATTCCGAAGATGGTCACCGGGTCGAACCGGTCGATGGTCGCCTTGGCCTCTACCACTGTCGGCTCGGTCCAGTGGTCGCCATCCGGACCGTCCCAGACGGTGATGTGCCCGTCCTCGTCGACCTCGATCTCGTGGCCCTTGTAGGCGGTCCTGGTCATCGCTTGACCCCCAGCGGGTCGGTGTCGGCTGCCTGCTGGTGGATCGGGCAGAAGCCGGTCTCGCCAGCCTCCCGGTCGCATGGGCTGTGCTGCCCGTTGTTGTACCTGCTCCATCCGTTGCAGGTCTTGGTGCTGGTCATCACTTGGCCTCCTTCTGGTCGTGCTGGTAGTGCTGCTCGTAGGCAGCCTTGATGTCCCTCATCCTGTCGTGAGCGTCGACGACTGTCAGGTGGCTGGAGTGGTACTTCCCGGCGACGAGC